CGAGTTGAAGCATCATTTAAGTATTTCCAATCAGTTTTGTAGAAATCGTAAGATCCTCTACGGAAACCACTAAATCCAAGATTTAATGCCATTTCCTCAGAGTTTTCAAATAATCCAAATGCAGTACCTCCGGCAGTTCCACCAGAGATCGCAGCTAGCATATCATCAAAATCAAGAGCTGTTTGTCTTTGTAAGAAAAGCATGTTTTCTTCAATAGCACCTTGAGTATCTAAGTTTTTCAAAATAGCATCAAAATCATCAAGTCCAGCAGCAGCTGTAAACCCTACTTGTACATTACCACGATCATTAATAGCAGCAAATAAACCTTCACTACCGTTTGCAGAAGCCGCAGCAGCACCAGTTGCTTTTTCAGATTCAACCATAGACATTTCTAAGTAATCTTCAAAACGTAGTCTTGTTTCAGACTCAGCTTTTAAGTACCATAAATATCCAGAAGCACCATCTTCAGTAGCAACTTCAACCCATCCAATTTGAGCCATATCAGAACCAGATACTACGTATTGGCTTTTTAGGATAATTGGTGAATTAGCATATTGCTGGAAAGAAGGCTCAACACTTACGTATTGAGTTCCAGTGTTAGCGCCAACAGCGCCAGTGTCAATTTTACCACCTTTCGCATACTCAGAACCGTAAACAAATACTTTTAATCCTGTAGTTGTAAAAGTATTAAGATTAGCAAGAGTATAAGGTTGTACAGTAATAACACCAGTAGTGGTATTAGAATCAGTTACTAAACATTTTTCTTCAAGACCAGTAGCTGGATCTAAAACAACAACAGTAGCTCTAGGTGAAATAACGTTTGTTGTACCTGCTACATTGTTAACTTTAATAGTTAACTGAGGAGCACCACCTGGTAGAGTACATCCATCATATGCAATGTGTAATCTATTTTGTTCAGACCAAATAACTTGATCAGATGTCATTGGCATTTCAGCGCCAACCATTCTTAAGAATCCAGATAACGTTCTGTTTCCATAACGCTCTACTTCTTGTTCATAAATTTCAGGCAAATACTGCTGTGCGAAAGTGCTTGTTTTTGTAGCATCATATGCACCACCTGCAGTATTGTCAAATTGTAGGTAATTACTGTTCAATAACTCTTGACTTTGAGATGGAACAATTTTACCAAATTGAGGAGTTAAACTCATAATTTTAAGTTTTTATTAGTTAAATTTTTTAGTTTTTATTTTAAGTTTTGTAGAATCAGCACCTGAAATAGCTTTAACTTTAAATCCGCCAATAAACACATCTCCTTGACTAGTCCTAGCTTTAGTGTCAGTAAGGTTTTTAGATTTGTTTACAACTTCTTTTACAGCGTCTGCTTTTCCTTGCTCATAGAAATGAGAGGCAATCTTATCTACGTTTTCAGCAGCATACATAGCCTTGTGATAACCATTAACGTCTTTAACATTACCAGATTCGTCTAGGAACTTCCCAACGAGGTTTGTTATATTAGACTGGTTTTCTGCAACTTTATCTTTGTTTTGAATGTTATACTTATATTTCTTCTCACCAACACTGATATCAAAACCTTTGAAATCATCGCTAAAAAGCTTTTTTGTATTATCTTTAAACAATTGATGCTGTTGCTCAGCTTGTTCTTGCTCCTTGTTATATCTATTGAAAAAATCCATAGCTTTTTGTTGTTCTTGAGTAACGCCCGGTCTCAACTTGATCTCGTCGTAATACTTACTTTTTGTTTCCTCTAAAAAGTTTTTGGCTTTTGCAACTTCTTCTTTAAACGCAAGTTTCTTTTTGCGTATATCCTTATCTTCATCGATGTCTTCATCATAGTCAAAATCTTCTAACAAAAGATCAAGATCTTCAGAATCTAAATAAGGTTTATTTTTTTTGTAATACTCTTTAATAAGAGTTTTATCGTCTACATTGCTGTAATCAGCATTTAAACGAGTATAATCTTCTATTGTTCCACCAGTTTCTTCCATAAAAGCAACTAGCTTTTCAATGTTTTCTGGCAATGGTTTGCCTAATACTTTTTCATCTCTTATAGCTTCTTTAACTTCAGCTTCAACTTGTTTAACTTCAGCTTCTGTTACTTCTTGGATCGGAGAAAACCCTTCAGTAGTCTCGTTGGACTCTTGTACAGGTTCTCCCACCTCTGCGCTATTTCCGGATGGTTCTTCCACAGATACCTCCTTTGCTTCTCCGATTTGAATGGCATCGTCTTCTTTTTTTATTTCTACTTTAGTAACGTTACTTTCTAACTCTACTAAAGGTTCTTTTGGATTAATATTTACTTTAGTAATATTATCTTTAGTTTCGTTTAATTTTTTAGGTGTTTTCTTTTTAGTTTTTAACTTAAAGTCACCTTCCTGTTTAACAGGTTCATTTGTTTTTACTTCTGACATAATATAATATAATTAAATAATTAAATAAACATTTACATAAATGCGTTAATACCAGCATCTGACTGGTTTTCAAAATCAATTGGTAAGCCGTCGTTTTTTCTTTGACTTATCATTTCGCTTTGTTGCGTACCTTCCATTTTTATACGCTTATCTTTTCTATTTTCTTTTTCTTGTTCTTTTTGCTGTTGAGTCTGTAGTTCTACTTGCTTCAACTGCATGTCAAATTGATGTTGCATTTGCATTTTTTGTTGATCAAGTTGAGACTGTACTTCCATTTTTTTAATTTCCATTTCAGTTCTAGCTTGCTCGTATTGAACTTTAGACCCGCTTATTGCTTCTTGTTTTTGTACTTCAGCCATAGCTGTTTTTTCAGCTGTTTCAGCTTGAGCAGCTGCTTGAGCTTGAATATTAGACTGCTGAACTTGCATATCTTCTTTTTGCTTACGTTTACGCTTAATTTTAAGCATTTGATTAGCAAGTTTAATATTTTTTATTTGACGTAAATCTATAGCGTCATCTAGGTCAATGTTACCTGCTTGTAAAGCAACTTGAATATTAGCCTCTAATTTAGCTTGCTCTTCTTCGTCTGGTTCTAATTCTAAGAATATACCAAAATCGTGTAAGTTTAAATCTTCTACTTGTCTTAATGTTTCAACATTAAAAGCAGATATTGAGTTTTTCAATGACTCTGCAGTTAATGGAAACTCTAAAGCATCTGCTATTTTTAAAGCAATGTTTTCAGCTATTCTAAGAGTTATATATAAACTTGATTGATTTATATGTCTAGTGGCTGTATTTGAAGCAGTAGCTGCTAACTTTTGTAATCCAACTAACGTATTGCGATCAGGCAAGCTACCATCTCTTGCTTCGTTAAGTCCGGTTACGTCACGTATCATTTGTAAATAATATTGATACGTGGTAATTAAACTTTGTATTTTAGCGCCGCCACTACTGCTTTGTAATTCTTGAATAGGTACTTTACCTCTATTCATTTCTCCATCTTGAGTTAACGATCTACCAACAATAGAACCTGTCTGGAAATACATATTTAATGCTTCTGCTGGGTTATAATTAGTACCATTACCAAGATCAACTTCAGCTAAGCCGTCCATATCTAAATAAACACCATCTGGCACCATGCGAGACAAAACTTGCTGCAGTTTTAAATGCGTTATTTGAATCATATCAGCAAAGCCAATGCATTTACTAACTAGTGAATCAATTCTACCTTTATACATACGTGGTGCACATATAGAGTAATTCATTTCAACTTTAGTAGTATCAGCATAAGGTCTTGACATGTTTTCAGCAAGTTCCCATTTTAACAATGTGTCAGTTCCTAAAACTTTAGCACCGCTGTACAGTACTTCAATAGATCTAGATACTCTTTCAAACATATCACTTTCTGGAGGATTAAACGTATCAGGCTTTTCAATAGCTTTCATTAATCCTTGATCTGTTTGTTTTATTTTAAAAACTTGATTATGGTATGTTTTATAATCAAAATATAAAACTTGTACAGTATTTTCATCATAACCACCCCAACCTGTAACATATTGTCTGTTACCTGGCATAGCTTGTATTCTTTTTAATTCTTCCTCAGATATATCTGGAAACTCTTTTTTAAGTTCTGGTATTGTTATTGATTTTATCTCTCCAACATAATATATATCTTCAAAATTAGGATCTTCAGTATATGAATAAACCATATATGCAGGATCTACGTAATCAACTGTTATACCGTTTGATGTATTAAAATTAGTTTTACAAGCAGCAATACCACATACTGCTAAATCCATATTTAATCTTCTTCTAACTAAGTTATATTTATTTTGAGCCATAACAGAAGATATTGCTTCTTCTTCTGCTATTTCAATAGCTTGTTTATAACCTAATTGCATATGAAGCTCTAACTCTTCTTCTGTTTCAGGTATTACGTCAGGATTTGGTGTTTGATATAAATCAATACCTAATGTATTTTTTATGTTTTCAATATATTTTTTCGCTAACATATCTTCATACATCTTAGAAGCGTATGAAGTTCTTTTTTTAACAGAGCTAGGATCTTGAGCGTAAGCTTTTATTTCATAAGCTTTTTGCGATATACCATTAACTACAATATCTACAAACTTTGATAAAATAGGTACTGGCTTCCAGTCTAAATTAAGATAAGACAAATCACCATTAATAGATAATTCATCTTTGTATTTTTGTATAGGCTGCTCTCCTCGAGCGTATAATCTTAGTGTGTTAAAGTTATTCCAGTTAGTTAGGTATCTATTACCATTAGTTCTACCTGATTTAAACCACTCATATTCAATAGCCATAGCAACTTGGCTGCCGTATTCCAAACTTGCTTTTTCAGCATCGCTTACTACTTGACTTGGAAAAGCGCTATTTGAGTTAGTATATATATTCATTTAACTTATTATTTTTGATGAATTACCCCTGTTATCATATCTTTTTATTCCAAGATCCACAGGTTCTAATTTAATTTTGTTTACTGGAGAATATCTATGCTTGTTACAAGCCATTAAAGCTAATCCAGAACTAATAGAAGCATCATGCTTTGTTCTATTATTAATATTGAATTTAGCCCAGTCTTCTAAAGTTTTTTGAAAATACATATCACCATAACCAGATTCTTTTAAACCTACAAATGTTTCTATATATGTTTCTATTGCTGAAGCGTGAGCTTGCTTTATGTCTTCACTTGAGTTTGGTATACCACCCAACTCTCTTTCTGTTATTGATAGTTTATTATATTTTCTATCAGGCCTGTTCATTGAAAATCCTCTATAACCACGTTTTTTTAAATAATATAAAAGTCTTGGTTTATTATTTTCAATTAATATAGGCATGCCATAAAATACACAAGCCATTAGTACATCTTCAAAAAATATTTCAGCTGTTTGAGGTCTAGCTATATATTCTAAAAAGAAATGATTAGATGGCGCGTCTTCCATAGAAAATTTTGTTAAGCCATGTAAAGATCCTTTAGAACCTCTTTTATCAACAGTTCCTGATATATCATAAGGGTCACATCCAAAAGCTCCTATATGATCATTACCAGGATAATTTGTGTTATTTTTTCTATACCTTTTATTTTGCAAATGAACAGGAGGAACCCAGCTAACATTAAATCTACCACTTTTGTTAGGAACAAATATAACTTTTGTATCTTGTTCTGCATTTTCCCATTGAAAACTACCCTGCGTAATATTTATAGAATTACGCATGTCTTCATTAAAATCTATTTGCTCATAAATCTTAGTTAGATTAAATAAAGATTCTTTTGATTCATCTCTAAATGCGTGCTTTTCAGTGCGTGGAAACTGTCTATAAAACTCATTTAAAGCATCTTGATCTTGTTTTAATCCCTCTACTTCGTTGTCCCAATATTCTATTACACCTAAATCTA